ATCGCCTGGTCGGCGTAGCGCAGGGCGTCCATCATGTTCGAGTGCTTGTCGTGCAGCGGCTTGTCGGTCCACGTCTGCAGCTTGTTGTTGAACTCGTACTTGTAGTTCTCGAGGCACTCGAGGAACCACTGGCAGTTGCCGGTCTGAGCCGTGGGCACGGTGAGCCCGGACTCCGTCTCGGTCCACTCACCGACGGTGCCGTGCACCACGGTGTTGTAGAGCTCCATCCGTGTCTGCTGGATGTCGGTGATGAGGTCGTAGTCGCCCTGGCGTGAGCCGGGGATCTTGTAGACCTTGTTGCTCTTGGCCAGGACCGAGACGTTGGGGAACCGCTGGCGCATCATGTCGGCCGGCGTGGTGTTCACGGCCTTCTCGTGGTGCTCGCCATCCCACGGCAGGATGATCTGCGCGATGCGGTTGAAGTAGTGCTTGGTCTGCAGCACGTCGACGTACTCCGGCAGCGCCTTGCCGTGGCCCTCGCCGCAGTCGTAGATGAACTTCTTCCCGTTGATCCACTGGAAGGCGATCCACGCCGTAGCGTCAGAGTGCATGCCCGAGGAGCCGATGTCGAAGACTACGTAGACCGGGTGCGCCGGGTTCAGGTTGAAGATGTGCACACGCTGGTCGCGGATCATCTGCATGTACGCCTCGCCGTACACCGCGGCCGCGTCCATCTCCTCGAAGGAGCAGTGGTACTCCTGGTTGAACATGCGGTCGTTGCCGAACCGCCGCATGTAGGTGTCACGGATCCGCTCGAGCTGCTCCTCGGAGAGCACCGGCGGCAGGCCGGCGCGCACCATCATCGTGTTGATGTCGTCGATCGTGCGGACGATGACCTTGAACTCGGGGTTGTTGGCCTGGCTCTGCATCAGGGCCCACAGCGGGTTCTTCCGCTTGCCACGAGGGGTCGATGCGAAGCCGAGCCGCTTGTCCTCGGCGCGGTTCTCGATGATCGGCTGCAGCCGGGGGATCGGATCCTCCCGGCCGAACAGCGCGAGCTCGGTGAAGTAGTAGTCCTGGAACGAGGTGCCGACGCCGTTCTTGTCACGGCCGGACTGGAAGTAGCCCTGCAGCTTGAGGCGGCTCTTGTTGGCGAACCGGCCTTCCATGACCGTGTTCTTCCAGTCGACGAGTTCCTTCGGCACGTTGTCCTGCAGCGCCTGGATGTACTCGCCCGACGTCGGGTCGTAGTACGTCTTGTCCCACAGGATGTCGCGGATCATCGGGTTGTCGAGGGAGACGTAGACGCCGGTGGTCTTCGGAGTCTCGAGTCGGCGCTTGCACGCCTGCATGCTCATGCCCACGTCCTTGCCCGTCTGCCGTGGGAACACGACACCGCTGATGCGGTACTTCTCCCACATGGCGTGCGCCTCTTGCTGGTACGGACGAGGCACGTAGTGGACAGGGAACGTGGGCATGAGCGAGGGTCACTTCCCCTTCGCGGCGGTCTTGGCCGGCGCCTTCTTGGCAGGAGCCTTCTTGGCCGGAGCCGCCTTCTTGGCGGGCGTCTCGGGCTTCGACTCTGCCTTCGCGGCGGCCTTGGCCTCTGCCTTCTCGGCGGCCTTGGCTTCCCGCTTCGCGGCCTTGTCGAGCTCGGCTTGGTCGACGTGAGTCGCCTCGCCGAGACCGACGTAGTCGCGGAACTGGCTGGCTGCGTCGCTCATGGTGTACCTCCCCTCAGTTGTCGAGCTGCTTCTGAGCAGCGGCGATCTTGGCCTTCAGCATCGCACGCCGTGCTCGCAACGCGGAGATGCGCTCAGCCAGCCGCTTGCGCGTCGACCGCCACTTCTTCACATTCGCTCGAGTGATGTCATCCCGCTTCTGCGCCTGCTGGTCCTTCCACCATGCGACATAGCTGAAGACAGGCGGGCGGTCAGGGTGGAAGAAGAACGTGTCCGGCGCGTCGTTCGCCAGCCCGTTCGTGTGGCGGTCGTACGCACCGGTCTGCCGGACAGCGACCGGTGCGACGTCCTCGGGGTGACCGTGGATGACACCGTGGCAGTGCTCGGCCCACGGGCCCTCGCTCGGCATGCGGTGCCAGATGTCGAGCCCGTGCTTGCGACCGACGGCAACCTTGTTCCGCCAGTCGAAAGGTGACAGGTCGACAACACCGATGCCGTCATGGGTGCCGGCCGAGGCTGACACGCCACCAGGGTTCTTCCCCTGGACGACGGTCAGCTCGTAGCCGAGGTCCTTCTCGACGACGGTGAGAAGGGCTGCGGTGCGGCGGTCGAGCTGCTTGCCGCGGAAGGTGATGACCTCGGTCGGGTCGGGCATCTCAGCCACGGCGCTTCGGCTCCTTCAGGGCGAACACGCCCTCGCAGTAGAAGTGGTCGGTGTTCAGCCGGAACTCGTGGTCATCGAGCACGTCGAAGTCCACGCCGGAGATCCGCCCGTCCTTGTTGTAGGACGCGATGCAGTCGATCGGCCCGTGGCCGGTGTTCTGCACCTTGTCGAGCTCGGTGGCCAGCGAGGTGAACGGTGCACCCAGGAGCAGGCCCTTCCGCTCGGGGACGTTCTGGTCGCCACCGTAGAAGACGAGGTTGCGTCCGGCGCCGAACTCCTTGCCGAGCTCGGCAGCCTTGGCCATGATCTGCTCGTTGTAGCCCAGCCGGCGCTTCTCGCTCTGCGTGACCGCATCCGGCTGACCGTGGGTCACCAGGTGCGCGCAGAGGATCGTGCCGTCTGCCTTGAACAGCGGGCTGTAGCCGGTGACCCGGAGGATCCCGCGATCGGCGAAGGCGCCCTTGCCGCCGTGGCCGTCGACCACCTTGTACCACTCGACGTCGGCCTTCCCGTCGAACAGGTCGAGGCGGTAGAGCGTCCAGACGTCACCGGTCTTGCCCTTGACGAAGCGCAGGCCGTGGTCCTGGTCGATCTCGAGGAACGTCGGCTTGAGCACGGAGTTGCTCCCCGCCTCCGTGCCGGTGCACCACAACGCCTGAGTGTTGTGGACGCGGCGCAGGATGCGATGCGCGTCGACCCGCTGCTGTTCTGGCAGATCGGAGAACTGGCCGCTCGAGTGAGCGACTCGGAACGTGGTGTTCACTCGCCACCTCCGGTGGGCTGGTAGGGCGCGTAGACGGTGGCGCCACCGATGACGAGGGCAGCGCCAGCAGCGGCGAGGCACTCGGGTCGGGTGATGTCACCGTCGGCCATGGCGGTCCCGAGCGCGCCGGCCAGGGTGCCGACGAACGCGGTGAGCGCCTTGCCGTAGGTCTTCCACATGGTGATCTCCTCAGATCTGGAAGTTGCGGAGCTCCGGACTGATGGTGCCCCACAGGGTGCTGAAGTCCTCGCGCTCGTCCGCTTGGCCGGCCTTGGACTGGATACCCGCCTGTGGGGGCTCAGGAGCCCCTTCTGACGGGCTCTCCGGGGCGGTGGCAGCAGGAGCCGCACCCGCCCCGGCAGGGGCAGGAGCCCCGCTCGTGGCCCCGTCAGCAGGCTGATTCGGGGCGGCCGCCGCGCGCTCGGTGACCAGCTGCGCCCGGATGCTCTCGATCAGGGGCTGGACGGGCACCGAGTAGCCCTGCAGCTTGTCCTCGACCCGGACCTCGTAGGGCGCGGCCAGGGTCGTGAAGCGGTCCGCCAGGTCCTTGTCGAACTTGGGTGTGCCCGGGATGAGGTCGACGTTGTTGCGGAACAGGTCGATGCTGGCGTGCACCGTCTGGATGAACGAGCGGTTCTCGTCCATCGCTCGGCCTGCGCGGTCCTGGACCTCCTGGACCAAGACGTGACGCAGTGCCTCCTTCCACGAGTTGACGTCGGCCTCGTCGCGCAGCGTCTCCTCGCCGTCCTGGCCGTCGAGCCGCGGGACCTTGGTCCCGACCAGCAGGCGAGCGGGCTGCTCGAGCGCCTCGAAGTAGCGCGAGTGCTCCTTCTGCACTTCCTCAATGGCGGTGGCCTGGTATGCCTGCTGCACCGAGTTCTCGAAGGAAGTGCTCAGGTCTGCGAAGTTGAGCCCGGCGAAGGCTTCGAGGCGAGGATCCGGCTGATCTGATCCACCGCCGGTTCCGGAGTCTCCTCCATCAGCAGCGGCTCCGGATCCAGCGGCGTTCCCGGCGTCAGTGCCGT